CTTTACTTCTAAATTTTCCATTTTTACTTTTCTAAATGTTTTATAATTTCTGTTAATATATTCGGCTCATCTTTTACTGGAGTGACTAATGTCGGCTCTGCTTCCGATAGTGAATTTTTACCTAAATTGAACGCCTCTAATTGAAATTGCTTTAATGCTATTTCCAACCTGCCAAAGCCTTCGTCTGTTAAGCTACCATCTTTTAATAGCTTAATCATTTTACCTATCTGATCGTTTATCTCTGCCATTGTCAAGGACTTAAATCCCATAAATGGAGTTTCTGGATTAGCACCCAGAGTGACATTTGATCCTTCGTATAACTTAATCTCTTTAATCATGCGCATTCCTGTATTCTGATCATAGTCAGCTTTCATAGTGCTAAAACCAATAGAATGCTGAATTACAATACCCTCAGCGTAAAGAATCATTGCATCCCTGCCGTAGCTTGTAGGTGCAATTTTACTTTCAAAGTATATGCCTCGCTCTTGCGCCTCTAAAACCATAGGCTTACCATGAGGCTGAGCGTAGTTATGCTGATTCAAAAAGAATATCTCGTTCGATCCTTTTGGACCACGTTCTGCGATTGTCTTAGTTGCAGCACCGGGCATGATAATGTCATCATCATAATCCATATTCCCAAAACTTGCAAAGTAGCCTGTAACAGTCATCCTATCGGAATCCATGTCTTTTATCTCGGCTTTGTAATTCTTGTATTCTAATAATCCTTTCATGATTAAAAAATTTTATGTAAATATACTATTCATTATCTATTTCTTTTAATTTTCTTATTGCCCATTCTACTCCTGCCGTTCCGCCCCATGCATCCCACATTAAACCACCACAACCCTCTGTATAAGGTACATCGGCATTTTGCTGATGCCTTTTGAATGATGCCATTTTAGCGATTACATCCCTTGAAAGAGGCGATCTGGTTGCAATTTGGTGCGCTCTGGCTTTACCGACAGGCGTTCCGCATTCGCCCCATCCGTTTGCTTCAACCCATTTTAACGCACGTTTAGCATTATTTACCGCTGCCTCTGGATAGTCGTTATAGGTTTTAGCTTTTCTCATATACTCAGGCGTTCTCGGCTTTAGTATCGGTAAGCCATCATCATCCTTTAACGCTTCAGTTGCCATTACACATCTGCAATTTACAACTTCCTCAGCAGGTGCGCCAACTTCACCAGGATACATCATTGGAGTTCCGCCAACCATAAAAGGCTGATTTAATCCAATTCGTTTTTGTTTCATTGCTTTATGCGAATCTCTTGTTCTCTTATCGTTTGTTTTAATCCAGAACTTTACAACCTCATAATCAGAACTCCTAGCTCCTACATTTATTCCATGATTAGCAGCAGTAGTTGATTCTGTTCGTGCAATTACCAAAGACCTTGCTCTGTTAAATGCAGGATCGTTGAGAGTTTGCTCAAATAGTTTTGCCTGATCTCTACGGCTTAAATTTTGCCCTAAAATATTAGCTAATAAGTTTTTTACAATATCCTTAGTTGTATTATCTATGCCTGAAACCTTAGTACCTCCGATTAATCTAAAATAGTTTACCATTTCTTCGTACCATGCAGCATTAAAGAAATCTATAATAAAATCTTTTTTTGTTTTAGGTACTGAATTACGTATCCAGTCGTATGAGAATGTAGCTGATGAAACGCCAACCTTTGTATATATCTTTTCTAATCCAGAATATAAAGGTTTTTGCTCAACTAAGAACTGGATATATAACTCTATGTTATCAAAGTTATCTTCATTTACAAAGTCAGCTACTGCGCCTGTCTGGTCATCTAAAGCCTTTTTGATAATAGGGTAAGCATAAGCCTCATATTCCTTATGTAGCTTTAAATAGGTTTTATGGTATTTAACACTACTTGCCATTTATGGTTGCATTGTTATAAGCCGCATCTAAAGACAATTCCTCAATCGGCACTAAATTAGCCGGTACGTATATTTTGCCCATATCTACTGAACTAATCTTATCGTAACCCTGAGCGATACGTTTTTCGTCTGGAGTTATCCAATATGAGTTAGCTAACCATGATGTAAGCATTTCCATATCTTCCTGCATCTCAGGATAAGAGCTAAAATCAAAATCAAAGTAATATTGCTTACCGTATACTTTAGCATAAGGCTCACAGACAAACTTATTGATTGCATCTCTGATCTTGCGAGATAGTGGAGCGGTTGCATTATAGATTAGTTGTTTAGATGCCCAACCCATGTTATTATCAGTTGATGCGGCTTCACTACCTGAGAACTGAATAGGAACGTGAAACGCTGCATATATTTTTCTGGTATCAATGTTAAGCGATTCGATTAGTTGTAGATCGGTAGACGGCATTCCTATCTGAGTCCATTTTAAAGGACCAGAGCTTGGAAATATCCTGTCCATTAAAGTTTCACCACGCTTAGCCTCTACAAACTTTTCTTTTAGCACATTCATTTGATCCTTAGTCAGCGATGCACCCGGTCCATCTGGCGAGATAAAACCATAAGCACCACCATTTCTGATCTGCTTTAGCAATTCATTATCGCCCTCATTTTCTTTTAATACGTTCCGATAAATAGCTTTTATAGGTGACTGCCCGTATAGTTGCGCACCTGTCAGCGTAAAGTCAGGATTAAAGGATTTAAAATGCACAACTTGGTGAGCCGGTATAGGAACTTCAGTCATATAAACAGAGCGCATCTGATAACCTTTAATAGGCTCAAACATACCACCTGAGATAATCTCTATAAATTGGCTAGGCAAAGAGTAAAGTTGTGACCAGATTTGTTTCTCAGTCATGTCAGGATTCTTACCATTGCCAAAGATATACCCATCGCCAGTACACAAGAAAAAACCTGCAAGATCAGTCATCCACTCCTCATACGTTTGCTGAGGATTAGGCTTTGCTAATAAGTCCAGGATTGGATTGTTTTCGACTTGATTAAACATCTGCTCTTTAAGTTGCAAAGTCCGCATCTTAGCAGTAGCACCCTCAGCCATTGACATATTCTGGAAAACCTTTAGATCCTTTTTAGTTACGCCCTCTTTTACTTCGTATAGGCAATAAGCGCACTCAGCTATTTTCTTTGATATAATATCAATGCAGGTATAGATGTCGGCATTTTTCTTAAATCCTTCGTCAACAAATTTTACTTTGTCCTCAAAGTCAACGATAACCTGATTATTGCCAATCCATCCAAAAACATTCTGGTTATATAGGTTTGCAGTTATTTGTTGTTGAAGTCCAGGCATTAACGCCTCTAATTGAGTTGTAGCTGCCTTTTCTATATCAGCTTTGAATATTTTAGAAAATACGCCCATGTTAATTCCAGTCAAATGAATATTCTTGTTTAATTTTCGATGCTAACTTATTTAATGCCACATAACGTAACGGATCTATTAAGTGGTTAAAAGCATCAATAGGCTCGTTAAGCATCCTGCCTGTCTTATCTTTTTTCCAAATGTAACTAAATAATTCCTTTTTAAAGTTATGGCTATTTGCGGTAATATTTATTTTATATCTTTTAAGGATGTCAATGCCTTGCTTAATTGAGTCTGGTCCTTTCATTGCGCCATGAATGTTAAAACCCTCTGCATATATTTCTTGTATTGATTTTGGCTCGGCTGAGTCAGCAATGATTTCCTGATCCTCTGTCACGCCAAAATCTCTGAGCTTCCTGCAAATATCCATGTTAGTTAGTCTGGTTTCATAGCACATCTCATTTACCCATAATTCGCCACCTGACTTGTAAACCTCTATTATGCCTGTCGGATCATTCGTAAAGCCAAAGTCAATGCCATAACTTATCAGCTCCGCATCCTCTGGTATCCGTTCACATATTGCCCAGTTACGGAATATTACGCCCTCAATCTTACCTGTCCTGCCTCTGGCATATACTCGCCATAGTTCTAAGTCTAAGTCTTTGATAGCCTCTATTCTTTCATGGTCTTGATCTGATAGGAATGGATTGTGCCTATGGTCTGTTATAATCAGCTTTGTATCTGGCTGACCTATTAGCTTAGTATGCGCCCAAAACTCATTTGTAGGATTGTAGTCAATGTAGATTTGATTCTTTGTCCTGATTGCTAACTGCCAGTAGATCTGGTAGCTTAT